GTAAAATTTTTCTCTTATATGTCCTACAATAGGAGATGATTCACTGACTTCATCAGCTACTTTGTTTTCTTCATCTTGCATTATATTTTAATACTAATCTCCGTTTCTTCCATATCTTCTTTTTTGATTCATTCTATAAACTTCCATTTTTTTCTTTTCTCTTTTTGAATATAAGTCTAAGTTTCTTCTTTCTACTCCAGTTAAAGGGTAACCTGTTCTAGCCTCTACAGTATCTAATAAAGGTTTTGTAACTTTAACATCTTGAATTGGTGGTAAGTTAGAATAATCTTTTTTTCTTTCAGAATCTTGCTTAGTCATTAGTAATCTCTCTCTTCAGCCATTCTAAAGATTGCTGGATCTACTTTTGATT